TGTAATAGGGATACATAACCATCCAGGAAGCAATTTGCCAAGTTATGGAGACTTAAAAGCCGCAAATGATAGAAAATATAAATATGCCTTGATAGCTTGTCACAATGGGGATATAATAAAATATAAGGTAAGTGATAAGATTGAATATATAGATAAAGATTTATATGAATTGCGGATAAAGGGTTCAAATGGAAGTCTTGAAGAATTAAATAAAAAATTGCAGGAATGGGATATAAGAATATGGAAAATATAAGAAATGAGCAAATGTATAAAGATATTTGTAAAAAAATAGGTGTTGACATAATAGATGATTATCTTTGGAGAAAACAAAAGGAAAAAGAATATTATGCTACACATAAAATATATGAAGATGATAGGTCTTCAGAAGAAATAAACAGAGAAATCTATGGAGATGAATATGTTGTACCATATAAAGCATTAGAGAATGAAGAAATTGATTATGTTCTTAATGTATGTACTTTACGGTATAGAAAATCTTTAAAAAAATAAGAAAGCATTTTAACAGAGAATTGTTAAGGTGCTTTTTTTATGCTCATTTTTAGTATTTTAAATAACATATTTGCATATTTTTTGCAAAAACATATATTAAATTATCAAATTTTGTCCGCAATGACGTAAAACTAAGTAAGCAAGTCGAAGCAACCGACGTAAATAAGCGTAGTGATAAGGAGTAAATTATGAAAAGAGAATTTTTAAAAGGATTAGGAATAGAAGATGAAAATATGATAAGTCAGATACTTGATGAAGCGGGTAAAGACTTAAATGCTAAAAAATCTGAAATAACTAATCTAAGAGCAGAGATTGCAAATAAGGATAAGGAAATGGAATCTCTAAAAACAAAAGGGAAATCTGCGGATAGTTTAGCTGAGCAGGTTAAGGAGCTACAGAAACAGCTTGTTGAATCTGAGAATAAGAATACTGAGATACAGTTCAGTAATATGCTTGATAAGGCATTTGCTTCTGCTAATTCTATAGATAATGTATCGCTAAAAGCCAATTTGGATTTAGACGCAATAAAGAATGCAGAAGATAAAGAGGCAAAACTAAATGAGCAGATAGAGAAGTTAAAAACAGAAAAGGCTCATCTATTCAAAGTTGAGTCAAGCGGTGGTAATACAGATGCTTCTAATAACACAGAATCAACTAACAACAATAACAATTCTGTATATACACCAAGTGGAGGGAATGATTCAAAGACTCCATTAGAAACACAGATAGAAGACGCATTAAACGGAAATTGGTAAATTTTAGGAGGTAGATAATATGGCAAACAACAATATAACATACGTTGATTTATTCAACACTAAGCTTGATGAAGCAATGCAGCATGGACTATTAACATCTTGGATGGATGATAATGCTGGTAAAGTAAAATATGAAGGTGGTAAAAAAGTTAAGATACCTACAATGAAAACAAGTGGTTTAGGTAACTATAAAAGAACAACTGGGGCAACTAGTGGAGCTTATGCTAAGGGTTCAGTTGAATTAACTTATGAAGAATTTACTATGACACAGGACAGATCAGCAGAGTTCCACATAGATAGATTTGATACAGATGAATCTAACTACATAGTAGATATGGCTAAGGTTATGGGTAAATTCCAGAAAGACCATGTAATAGGAGAGATAGATGCATACAGAATATCAACTCTTTGTACAAAAGGTATATCTGCTGGCAATGTAGCTGAATCAAAAACTATAACATCTGACAATGTAAGAAGAGAGTTTAAAGATGGTATAAAATCTATAAGAAGAACTGGATATACAGGAGAGATAGTAGCACATATATCTTATGATGTACTTGCAGAGCTTGAATTATCTTTTGGTGGCCAGTTAAGAGCTGAAACATTCTCTAAGAATGGAGTAGATACTAGAATACTTAAATATGATGGTGTTGAACTTATACCAACTCCAGATAACTTACTTGTAACTGCGATAACTACATCTGAAAACGGATGGAGTAAAGCTGAAAATGGTAAAAAAGTAAACTTTGTAATGGCTGCTAAAACAGCACCAATAGCAGTTAATAAATGTGATAAGGTAAAAGTATTTTCACCAGATGTTTATCAGAATGGTGATGACTATGTTGGTCAGTATAGAAGATACCACGATTGTTGGATAACAAAAGCAAATTCTAATTTAATATGGGTAAACTCTCCTGA